GGATCTGGAAGTGTTGATAGTGTTCCAGCGATGCTTGCTCCTGGTGAAGAAGTTATTCGTGCATCAGCAGCAATGATGTTCAGACCACTTTTGAAAGACATTAATAATAATGCTGGAAGAATGTGGACTACTTTTTCTGATGCTGTTGGGGGACTGGTAGTATCAAACTCAACAATGAAGAGTGCATTACAAATTCTTGCTGCTCAACTAACAACATTTAAAGGTCAATTGGATAAGTTTGTTAATGAAGAGAGGGTTAAAAAAACTAAAGAAATTGGAAATGGTGGATATGCAGAGAGAAGAACAAGTTCAAATATGGTTTCTCCAGAACTTGTACTACATTCTGATATTAAGAGACCTGTTAAGAAAAGTGCAACATCATCAATTGTACCAATAAACTTACCATCACAAACGTTACCAATGTCTGGGGTGCCACAATATAGTGCTGCGGGTGGAGTAGAAACAGAAGAACCAAGTGTTTCCAGTGTAAATATGGCAAATCCATATATGCAAATTGTACCAGAAATGTTGGGGATTTTTGTATAAGATATGGAAGCACAAGTAACGCGATTAAGAATTAATGCATCCAATCTTAGGAACTCATTGGTTGGTTACAATAAGGAACTGCGTAAACTTAGAGTCGAAGAGAATAGATTAACTGCTACTTTTGAAAATCAAGAAAAGCGAAAAGAAAAGGAGCAGAAGATAGAATCCGGAATTGGAAAAACAATCGAGAGTGTTAAGTCGAGAGTTCTTGCAGGTCCACTAGGATTTTTTGATAAAGTCAAAGAATTTTTCGGTCTTGTTCTTCTCGGATTGTTTGTTAATAATCTCCCTCAGATGATTGATAGACTTAAAAGATTTTTCTCTGATAATGCTTTATTAATTAAGATTACAAAGACAACGTTGAAAATAATTGGTGAAGGAATTATGGGAATGATATGGTTAGTTACAGAATATCCTCAAGGTGTAATGTCTGCTATTGATAATGAAAGAAGATATGTTGCAAAAGAGATTGATAGGACGATTGCAATCGCAGAAGCTGCTTATAATATTTGGAACAAATTTTTAAACCCAACTCAAGATCCAGTTCCTAATAAGGGTCTTGGTCTTCCTGGGGCACCAGGATCAATGTATCCTTCCACAACTCCATCTCCAACACCATCAGCATCTTCTCCTTCTCCAGCACCAACACCATCGTCACAGCAAGCACCAGTTCAAAAACCACAAGGACTTGCAAAAGGTGGAACTGTTAAAGCAAAAAATACTGGCACAAACAAAGCAACAATCTCTAGTGGATTTAGAGGAGTTACTGCAACTCCGATGGGATCAAATGCAATTGAAAGTGTAGATTCTTTTGATAATTTTCAAACTGTTTCTTTCGGAACAAAAATAAACGCACAACTCCTATCAGATAAAGAAGGTATCAATGATACCTTTGAGCAGGTTAATCAATCTTTCTCCAAATTCTTGCAATTTTTTGGATTAGATAAAAAAGATAAAAGTAAACCACTTGATGATATGGATCCAGGAGCACAAAGATCTGGACAACAGGATCCATTTACTCCTTCAACTTCAGTTCCTGTTGATCCTGGTAGTATTATTGGTAGAATTGGAAGTACGGGAAGATCCACTGGACCACACTTACATGTTGAATGGGGTAATGGATGGGGTGATCGTGGTGGTAGAGCACTTTCAAAAAGTATTTTGAATGGTGTTTTCATTGGGGGAGTTCCTCTTTCTAAGATGTCTCAAGGTGATGGTCTTGGTGCAGGCAGAGGGCATAGAGGATTTGATTTTCCAGCCCCCAGCGGAACACCAATTACTTTAGGACCAGGGTTAAAATTTGTTGAATATTCAGCTGGTGAAAATGCTGGTTATGGAAATGTTACAATTATTATGGATGAGAATGGTCAACAATATCTTCTTGGGCATTTAAGTGGTGGTCCATCTGCAGAAGTAAAGAAAAAAATTAAAGCAGCAAAATCTAAAGTAGATCCTGTTGCCGAAGGTGTTGGTGATTTATTGAATACATTAGAGCGTGGTAATGAGCAATCTTCTTTACAAAATCAAACTACATACTTAGTAACTCAGACTTTTGTACAACCAGTTGGTGTTCCACTTCCCACTCCAGTAGCGATGGAAAGAAGATCATCAGGAGGTGGTGGATCTTCTTATTCTAATAGCGCATTTTCAAGTCTCGGATAATTAAAAATGTCAGCAGTAAGTCCATCAATTTACGAAAATATATCAATTATAAAAAATCAAACGTCTTATCCAATTTCTGGTATAGATCAAAGAACATCCACCGTTTCTTTTGATTATTATGAGAGTCTTTTTTCACCAATCGTCACTGCTAATATTGCACTAGTTGATACAAATCGATTGATGTCTAAGTTACCAATACAAGGTAATGAGAAAGTATCATTTTCAATTAAATCTAAACTGGGAACTCTAGATTTTAATAATAAGCCTCTACGAATTATTGGTGCTCCTGTTGCTGAAAAGGAACCAAATCGTGAACTGGTTGCAATGTCTTTGATGTCTGAGACCGCAGAAGAAAATTTAAAGACAACCTTAACAGAAAAATACACAGGAAAGATATCAGATTCTGTAAGAAAAATTTTGACCAAAGAACTTGGTATTTTACCAAACAAACTTTTTATTGACCAAACACTAAACACTTATAATTTTCTTGGATCAAGTAAAGATGCATTCAAAATCATTATAGAATTATGTCAAAAATCTATTCCTTATGGTAGTGATGGTCTCCCAGGTTATTTCTTCTTTGAAAATCAGTTGGGGATTCATTTCAGATCAATCAGTAAAATGATAGAACAAGATCCATATCCAATATCTTATGAATATAATGCCATTTTAAAAAATGATGAGAATCATGATTATAGAATCTTATCATTTAGAACAATCAGAAATCAATCAACATTGAATGCTTTGAAGAGTGGTGTTTATTGTACTAGAAATATTTTCTTTGATCCTCGTTTGTTAGAATATACTGAATTAATTTTTAAAATTACTGATAAGGGGGAAATGACTCTTGGTGACAAACCAATTAAGAAACCAAACACCTTAGGGAAATCTGTAAAAACTGCATCTAGTTTTGTTTCTGAAGATACTGATTTTACAAGAACTCATTTTCATATTTTAGATGTTGGAATGTTAGAATCTAAATCAACTAAGGTAAATAATAATGCAATGGAATGGCAGGCATATTCTACCTCCAGGTACAACATACTTTTCAGTAAGATGTTGAATGTTGTGATTCCTTGCAATCCAAATTTACTTGTTGGTGGATTGATTAATATTAATGTTAAAGGTGATACTGAATATGATGAAATTGAAAGTGGTAAATATTTGATATTGAATATCTGCCATCATTTTGATACGACTAGATCGTATACTTCTTTAACCTTAGTTAAGGACACACCAGGTTAATAGAAACATGTCAAATACAGGTTTTACTGGGAAGGATAATTTTCAATGGTGGATTGGTCAAGTTGCCGTCAATCAACTTGAGGATCGATACAATCCAGATGGATTTGATCGTGTTAGAGTAAGAATCGTTGGTATTCATGATAAATCTGGATCTAAATTACCAGATAGCAAATTACCTTGGGCAATGGTTGAAAGACCAACAACACAAGGAAGTTTCAATCGTTCAACAACTGGATTAGCGGGCGGTGAATGGGTTAGAGGATACTTTTTAGATGCCTATAATCAGGTTCCAGTAATCACTGCGATTTTAACCAGATCAGAATCTGGTGAAATTATTGATTTAGATGAGGTAAAACAAAAAGGATCCACAGAATTTAAAAATGTAGTATCTTACAATTTTGGATTCAATCCACCTTCTCATAAAATTTTAGGTGGTGCAAAACCAACTGAACCCGCAATTCCATCACAAGAAGATTTTAATAAAGCTAAAAATTCGCAAGTCGAACCAGCAGTTCCAACAGTTCTTCCTGGCGGTACATATACGGGTCCTGGAGATACTTCAATTACATTAAAAGAACTAAATGATATTAGAAGCAGCAAGCTACCATATATTACATCTCAAACAATATCGGATGCAGAATCTGATGCGATTCGAGCAGGAATAATAGGTATCAATGATCGAACTGTCTAATAAATATCAAATACGAGAGGTTGATTGATAATGGTTACACCAGCTAATGTTACTAGAAAAATACAGGGCATCACTTATAAGCGTATAAATGGTGTATGGAAAGAAGTCCAATCAAATGGAACTTTAATCAATGTCACTGATTCTGCGCTTCTTTATGATTTAAAAAACAATATATCCAAAGACGAATCAACATATAAAACAACAACGACACAAACACCAGCAAAGAATCCAACAACAAGTACATATGTTGTCCCACCAAACGCAAAGTACTTTGATCCAATAAGTAATACCAAGTTTAGTGTTGATGGTAATGGTCTTGATGTAACAATCACATATTCTGATGGAACTCAGGCAGCATCGAAAACGAGTAATCCTGATACAAAAGCAGCATTGTCCGAGCAAGCCGCAAAAGGAAATGGACCAGAACTTCAAAAAGTTGTAGTTCCAACTACAGAAGTACAATCACTTCCGGTAATTCCTTTTACTGAACCTCTTGCAATTGATGCTGATATTAATTTATTCAAAGATCGTAGTACAACAGAATTATTACAAGATAAAACCTTAGTTGATGGATTCTTACAAGATTCTGTTGTCACTCTTCAGAATACTTTAATTGATCCCACACTTCCTGGTGATGCTGGGAAAGAAACTTTATATGATAGATTAACAGATAATGGTGGAACAGGAGTTACACAAGAACTACGAAATAAATTTGGACCACAAATAGATAACTATCTCAGTCTACGTCAACGCAAACAGGCAATTCTTGATGAGATTAAGAAGAGAGTTGCTGAATGTCGCCCAGTTAATGATGCAAACAATGGTTGGTCCGCACCCGATAAAAAATGTAAGGATGGATTTAATTATAGTCAATTGAGAGCAATGGAGGAGGAGATAGAAGAAGAGATTAATACTATGGCAGATCCATGTGGGAAAAGCACGCTTGCAGGAATTAATAATGCTCTGTTGAAATTCTTTAATTTCTTGAAAGAATCTAAAAAGTTTTATAATGTTTATGTCAAAGGAACAATCAATAAGATTCGAAATATAACTGCTATCATTGGCAATACCGCTGTAATCATTAGTGCTGTCTTGAAACTATTGATTCAAAGAATGAGGAATTTTATTCTGAATTTGATACGTAAATTAATCGAAAAAATAATCAATAAAATAATGACTTCTTTGACAAAGGCATTGAAAAATACAGTTATCAAAGTTATCATTGATTCAATTCTTTGTGCTTTCGATAAAATTATTGATGGATTGACTAAGTTGGTTACTGATTTTCTATTCTCTCTTATTGGCAACGTTATCAATGCAGCGTTCTGTGCTGTTGAACAATTCACAAATGCACTATTAAATAATCTATCAGCATCGATTGATAAACAACTGAAACCTATTTTAAATAAAATCAATGATGTATTAGGTGGAGTTGCAAAAATTGCAGGGTCTGTATTCCAGGCAGTTGATTATATTCTTGGATTTGAGGCATTTTTATGCGCTAAACCAGATTGTCCAGAAATTAAATCTTTCAAAATTGGTAGTGGATCTACAAATTCAATGAAAGAGGCATTCGATAAGATGATACCGATACCCGATGCTGCAGAAGCTGAAAAATGGGTACTAGATAAAGTTGGTGGATTCTTAGATAAAAATAATATTCTTACTGGAGCTACAGTTTTTGGTAAAGATTTTACAAATCTAAATCAAAGTATACCTGGAAGATATGAAAGTCAATTAAGATGTAACACTGGAGCATGGAGATGTGGACCTCCACAGGTTGAGTTTTTTGGTGGCGGTGGATCTGGAGCAGTTGGAGATGCAATTGTTAACAATATAGGGGAAGTATTGGGAGTTAACTTAAGATATGGTGGTCAGGGGTATACTTCTCCACCATTTGTGACTTTCAATGATAATTGTGGGCAGGGAAATTTTGCCTCTGCTTATACAATTACAAATAATGTTGGTGAAGTCATTAAAGTTATTATGGTTAATACTGGAAGGGGATATGTTAATTCACCTACGGGATTGGATGAATTTCAAGAAAGAGTGGAAGAAGAAGTAGTTGAAAATGATGTTAGGGAATATGTTGGATGTCTTGAAGAAATTGAAATATTGAGCACAGGAATTGGATATACTGTGAATGATAGTATATCAATAACACCAGATATACCTGGTTTGCAGGTAAAGGTGCAAATGACAGATGTGGGGCAAATTGTGGCAATGGTTGTTGAAACTGCAGGTTGTGGTATCACCGAGACACCTACAATCACAATAAATAGTAAAACAGGCGCTGGTTTAGAAGTAAGACCTATTATTGCATTTACAGAAAAGAATGATTACCTTGCTGCAAACAATAATAGACCAGATTTCAATGCGGCACAATTGATCAAAGTTACTCAGTGTGTTCTTAAGTAATGGCAACTAATAGACCTCCAGAATATATTGTTACTGATAATCCCCATGGGATTATGTTTTTTGGACCAGGTGGACCAAAAGAAGCTGATGATGGAACGCAATTTCGTCTGGCTGTTGCATCAAACTCAACTTTTAAATATAAGACTGATGGCTCCAAAATGGAGCACGTTCAAGGTCCATATCATATCACTTGTGGACACAACTTACAGAAAAATAGAGATAAACCATCCAAAGAAGATATTGCATTTTCTTTGAATGCTAAAACTGGTGATCTTGTTTTTAATGCTCAAGGTGGAAATATCAAGTTTCTTTGTAAGAATATGTACATTGAAACTCAAGGTGAAAAGAAAACTAATGGGTGCTTCATGTTATCTTCAAATGGAGCAGTTGTTGTTCATAGTGGAGAACAATTAACTTTAACCGGGACTAAAGTTTGTATTAAGGGAACCGCTGAGGTTAATATTGTAACGGATCATTTTATTAATATCGTTGGTGAAGTTCAAAAAGGTGGATCTCCGTTATCTACCTTATTGAAAAGTCTGGGCATTCCTTTTGCCGATGTTATCGCTGGTGTAACCGAAAGTTGTAAGTAACAATTATGTTCGACGATTTAGATGTTTTTAGTTTTAGTGTCATTCATCCATTATTTGACACTGCTGTAGTTCTTCCAAAATTTCTTCGCAGTTTAGTACCTGGCACAGCTTCAATTTACGCTGGATATTTTGGAAGTGGATCGACTGCATTATATGGAACAGCAGCTCTTGCTGCAGGTCCTTGTTTAGATAAACCTCTAACGACTAATTTCCTTGGATTGGGGTTATTTACAGGAACTCATTGTACTGTTGGATCTAACATAACTATTGGAAGTCATACTGTTATTGGAGCATCTGATATTTCTCTTTCTGCTGTTATGCAGGGATTGAATTCATTTAGAGGAAAGGCAGTTCCTGAAGATAATACTTGTACTCCAAACTATACAGTAAATGCATCAAGAATAGACCTTAATGGTGGATTGGTTGAAATTGGTGGAGGTGCATCTGGAATTACTATTAATACTGCAACAGGAGCATTAACTGGAACTTGGACTTATAATGGTGCTCCTATTTGTGCTCCTTGCCCATCTTCTGATTTTAATCTAAAAAAAGATATTGAACCACTAGAAAATGCTCTGGATAAGATCCTTCAGTTACAAGGAGTTTCTTTTAATTGGAAGGAAGATATTTGGCCTGAAAAAGCACAAGAAAATCCAAATGGTGAAATAGGTGTTATCGCACAAGAGGTAGAAAAAGTTGTGCCAGAAGTTGTACGACAATTTGAAATTATACCGAATGCTCCAGTATTTGATGATCCTGATCTAGCAGCAAAAACTCAAAAAATGTCCGTTAAGGGTGTCAAGTATGAAAATCTCGTGGCACTTCTGATTGAAGGTATGAAAGAACAACAGCAACAGATTGAAGATTTAAAACAAAGAATCGCTGATCTAGAGCAAACTAAATAACAATAATTGATTTTGTAGGTGTAAAAAATGCCAGACGGTGCAGCACAAAGTACTATTGATATCTTAACAAAAGAACAATCACAATATTCTCAGTCTAAGAGTGAGCAAGAAAAAAATAATGCAAGTGTAGAAATACCATCAACAATTACTGCTACGACTGCAACTCAAGAGTCTGCTAGTGGAGAATGGGTTGTTCAACAAAATGAGGCACCACCACCAATTTCTCGCACTGATCCAGAACAGGATGCTTTTTCTGAGGCAAAATCAAAACCAGAAACATTCCGTCAATTTTGTAAAACAGTAGATGATAAGATCTTATCATTTAATGCTAGAATCAATTTTATTAAACAACAGATTGTTACTTTATCTCTAGAAGCAACCAATGGAAATTGTTGGCCAGGTATTGCTGCCAGCGTAACAACGTCTGGTGGAACAACTCTTTCAACTCCTAATTTCAATCAAGATTATTCATCTCAAACGACCTTTAAGCAAGATCGAGATTTATTGTCAATTTACACAAATATTGAAGGACTTTCTCCAAATTATGATGCTGTAAATCCATTCAATCCAGATGTAAGTCAAGAATTAACGTCTGCATATTCTGGATATGGACGAGCTAATACAAAAGATGATAATGGTGGAACATCTGTTGGAATCGCAAGATTAGATATTTCGGCAACACAATCAGATCATAATCCTAGAACTATTTCAGCTGCTATTCCATATCGTTATTATTTTGGTGCAGGAGTTGCCCCCTATGCATCAAATACAAGTGTTACTGCTTCAAGATGTGTTGCTATTGCAAGTTCAATTACTGCATTGCAAAGTGAGATTACAACTTTACGATCTCAAAGAGATACTTTACGATCTAATTTAAATATTGTTAAAGAAGAAAAATCAAATAAAGATTTGCAAGCTTGGGGTATTACTAATCATCAGAGAAAAATATCTGGTCAGGCAACTGCCAAAGCAAGCGTCATTTCCGCTATCACCAGTCTGTCCCCATAGGACTTGACACCTGATTCAAAATCCCTTATAATATGGGGGTAATCAACGGAACACCACATGAGCACCGCCCAAGAAACCGTAGAGGGTATTGTGATTGATGTATGCACTCGCAGTTTTCTGCTTCTTAGCGATCAAGGCAGCGAGCGTCTGGTTGAGTGTGAGACCGTTCAGGAGTTTATGAATGTCCTAGATGTTGTAACTAGTCAACTTCAACCTGAACAAATTGAGTATGCTGATCACGAGTTGAAAATGGGGAGCGCATAGGTATCATCAACGATGATGGGCAAGCAGCAGTGATGATGCCCGCTGATGATGATCTGATACGAATACACACTGAGTTAAACAACGAAGCACCCTGACACTTAGGGTTTTTTGCGAGTGAGACTTGGTAGTCAGAGGAGTCTTATAAACTCTTTCCGCCAGATTAGCGGCTTTGACCTGGTTCAAATCCAGGCACTCGTACCTTGCTGGTTTAGCAATCTGGCGAATGCAATCGACTCATAATCGATGGGAGGCGAGTTCGATCCTCGCAACCAGCACTTGACCACTACAACTCTATGAGTTATAATGGTCTTATTGGGAGCGTGGCGTAACAGGTAGCCGCACCAAACTTAAAATTTGTTGGTCTTTGACCGTGGGGGTTCGAGTCCCCCCGCTCCTATAAATCTTAAAATATATAAATATTTATTTTAAGGATATGCCTAAAAATTCTAACGAGTATCAAAGAAAATATCAAAATGAATGGTACAAAAATCAATCTGTAGAATATAAAGAAAGGCAAAAAATCTTAAAAGAAAAAAGAACAGATGAAAATAAAAAATTTTTAATAGAAAAAAGGTCTGTTCCTTGTCATTGTTGTCAAGAAATACATCCACAAGAAATAATGGAATTTCATCATATTGATGGGAGACCTGAAGCACGAGTATCCCATTAAAATAAATATAAGATATGGGAAAATCCCTATGTCTTATCGTATCGATACTGCATACTGCTGGTACAATGATGGCAGCATGATTGTGAAAATGTACTTCATCAATCACGTTCCTTTTACGTTTGATGAAATGCCAGAAGGTCACTTATACGACCAAGATCTTTGTAGAGAAGCAGATAAGAATAGATCGTTTGAACCAGAGGACTTATATCGAAATTCTTTCTATCTAATAGACGAAGAAGTACATCCTTGTTTTTTTCCAGTCGAGTTAGAAAACCCTGAAGATATGCCAGATGATATTGAATTTGAATATGATGAAGAAGATTTAATGGGATAAATAAAACATAGAAATATTTTTGAAAATAAGCAGATGCCTCTCAATAAGCTAGAGAATTTCGTTAAGAATACAGAAGGTAGAATACTATATGTCAACCCCAACGACATTGATGCTACTGATGCTATAGAGAACCAAGGTAATTCTCTTAGCAAACCATTTAAAACAATTCAAAGAGCACTTCTCGAATCGGCAAGATTCTCATATGTGAGAGGTGGAAACAATGATATTGTAGAAAAAACTACTATCTTACTTTTCCCAGGTGAGCATGTTCTCGATAACAGACCTGGTTTTGCGATTAAGAATGTGAATGGAACTGCCACTGCAGTTTCCACTTCTGGCGCACAAACATCAGCACAAGAAACATTAACTCTCAATTTATCATCTAACTTTGACCTTACTCAAAGAGATAATATTCTTTATAGGTTTAATAGTATCTATGGTGGAGTTATCGTTCCTCGTGGTACTTCGATCGTTGGTCTTGACCTAAGAAAGACTAAGATTCGTGCAAAATATGTTCCTAACCCAACTGATCCTGCTGTAAAGTCTTCTGCTTTATTCAGAATTACTGGTGCTTGTTACTTCTGGCAATTCTCCATGTTTGATGGAGATGATTCTGGACTTGTTTATACCGATCCTGTTGATTTCTCTGCAAACAATCAATCAAAACCAACTTTTTCTCACCATAAACTAACTTGTTTTGAATATGCTGATGGTGTAACCATTCCTTCTGGTTATGATCTCACCGACCTTGACATGTATTATAGTAAACTATCAAATGCATTTAATGCTGCATCTGGTAGAGATATTGATCAGAAGTACCCAACAGAGTCACTAGGATTTGCTAAGCAGCGTCCAGAGTATGAAATTGTTGGCGCATTCGCATCTGATCCACTTAACATTTCTGAATTGTATTCTGGAGATGGATTTACTCCTGGTACAATTGTAACTGTTAGCACAGCAGTTCCCCATAATCTTACATCTGGAACGCCAATTAAGATTGATAGTGTTGATCCAGTTGATTATAATATTTCTACGAAAGTACAATCGGTACTCAACGAAACAACATTTACATATCTCTTACCATTCGTAAGAGTTAATCTACCAGCAACTCCTATTATTTCTGGTTCAACTGTAACAATTGAAACTGACACTGTATCTGGTGCATCTCCATATGTCTTTAACGTATCCCTAAGATCTGTTTGGGGTATGCAGGGTATGCACGCTGACGGATCCAAAGCAGCTGGATTCCGCTCAATGGTTGTTGCCCAGTTCACTGCTATTTCACTTCAAAAAGACGATAGAGCATTCGCAAGATATAATTCCACATCGAGACTTTATGAATCTCTAACTATTACCCCAGTAAAAGGCGCAGAACTTTCATCTGGTTCATCATCAACGAACCCAGCAACAGTTTATCACCTAGATTCTGATTCTATTTACAGACCAGGTTGGGAAACTAGTCACATTAAGATGTCGAACGATTCATTCGTTCAGATTGTATCTGTGTTTGCGATTGGATTCAATAAGCATTTTGATTCTTTATCTGGTGGTGATGGTTCAATCACCAACTCTAACTCTAACTTTGGACAAATTTCTCTTTCTGCTGAAGGATTTAAGAAAGAGGCATTTGCCAAAGATAATCATGGATATATTACCTCTGTCATTAGACCAAGGGCAATTGCAAATCCAGAATTCAACGTTGACTGGACATCCCTAGACGTTGCATTAACTAAAAACGTTGGACTTTCCAGTCACTTGTATCTTTATGGATACACTGACGTTGATACAAAACCACCTATTGTTCTTCAAGGTTATAGAGTTGGTGCAAAAACAAACGATCAACTTTATCTAGATGTTGGTCTGGGTGTCATTAGAAATGCAACAATTTGCATGATGGATAATACAGTAGCTGTTGGTGCAACAGTTGCTTTTGGTCAGACTACAAATAGGAAAATTTATAGAGTTATATCGGAGATTAATAATAGTGTTTTAACCATTGGAACACCTCAAAATCAACATAAATTACAAACTGGTGAATCAATTCGAATGTTCAGTGACAATGGGGATCTTCCTCAGAACATTGTAGAAAACACTTTATATTATGCAATTAAGGTTGATGATGAAAAGATCAAAATCGCATCATCAAAAACAAATGCTGATAATGGAACTGCCTTAACAATCTATGGTGGTAAGCAACTTAGAATTGAAAGTAGAGTAAATGATAAGAATAGTGGAGATCTTGGATCACCAGTTCAATTTGACCCAATTCAAAAGAATTGGTTTGTCCATGCTTCTTCTAGTAATACAATTTTTAGTGAGATCAATACACAAGGAGTTGCTGGATTAACTGAAAGAACTGATATTACATATATTAAGAGAATTGATGATGATAGAAGCCTTGATGAAAAACTTTATAAGGTCCGTCTTGTCATTCCTAAAGAATCTGTTAATGCTAAGGATCCAACAGATGGATATGTTATCCAAGAATCCAGCAATACTGGTGCGAGAAGAAATACAGACTTCTCTCTGACGACGATCGGACAAGATGATTATGGATATAATAGAAACCCAAGATTCATCACAACCTGTACTGTTGCTTCTAATACTATCACAGTTGTTTGTGACTTACCTCACAATTTAAATGCTGGTGATATTGTAAACATCAAAAATGTTGCAAGTACAGCAAATCCACAAGCAACATTAAATCTTGGATTTAATGGAACTTTTGAAGTCACAGCACTTGTTGATGACATGCAGTTCCAATATACAACAACTGATGTTCTTGGAGTTGTACATGGTGTCGGAACATTTAATACAAATATTAATTCGAGAACAACAGCATTACCTAGATTTGAAAGAAATGATCTTAAGTCAAATCTTTACATCTATAGAAGTGAAGTTATTAAACCATACATTCAAGATATTCAGGATGGCATTTATCACGTTTATATTCTCAATGCATCGAATGCAGTTGAAACCGAATTCACAGACCTAAAGTACAATCAAAATATTACTGATCTGTATCCACAGAATGATAAAGATAATATCGATGACAATCCACAATCAACTCAAAGTTATGCTAAGAGAAGTCCTCTAGGCGAAGTTGTTACAAATGATATCTCTAAGAGTATTACAAGAGAAAGTATTGATAAAACTCTGAAAGATCTTGGTGTAGGACTAAAAATTGTTGGAGTAACAACATTCTTTACGACTGCTACTGCTGGTGTTGCAACAATTACTCTTGATAGAAATCATGGATATGGCGGGATTACAACCTATAGTACTTTAATACCAGGATCTGGATATACTCAAAGTGGAACATATCATAATGTAAAACTCTATAATACAACAACTCTAAACTGGGATGGTGCCCTTGCAAGAGTTACCGTTGCATCTGGTGTTGTTACTGCCGCAACAATTACCAATGGTGGTTCTCAATATACAAATGGAGAAACATTAGATTTTGATAGCACTGCTTTGGGTGGTGGAACTGGTGCAAGAATAACAATTGCAACAGCTGGTATTAGCACTAATATTGGTGATGTATTGCATGTAACTGGTATTGGTACCACTTCCGATGGATATGTTAGAATCAGTTCAGTTCCTGCAAAGAATCAACTTACTTTTGCAATTACTTCATCATATCCAAAAATTATTTCTGGTCAATATGCAATTAACGTTGGTCCAGCAGTTAACGTATCTTCAAATGTATATGATTCTGCAAGTGGAATCACAACATTTACTTGTGCATTCTCACATGGATTAGTTGCTGGAGAAAAATTTAGGTTGGTTGGATCTACTAATAATGTTATTGGTGATTATAATGTTAGAGAAAGAGTTGGGGTCAATACATTTACTGCCATAACAAATGCATCGGTATCTCCAACATTCCTCTATCATACTGCTCTGGTTGCAGGTGATACAACATCTGACAGTTCCTTTGAGAATCTTGGTACAAGAGGATTATCTTTCTATTCTGGTGAAGACCTAGTTCTACAAGCAGGAATTACTACAGAATCAATCCTTAGAGTAAAAGCGAAGAGTTCTGGTATTGGTACGGTTACAAGATTCCCAATGGGATCTTACATCCAATCTGGAAACGAAATTATGAGAATCACATCCAGTTCTCTAACAGGATCTGGACTTGATGAAATCAGCGTAATTCGTGGTGCTTTAGGAACTCCTAGAGAGAATCATTCTACTGGTCAATTCCTCAGAAAGATTCATCCAATCGCGGTTGAAACTCGCAGACCTTCGATTATTCGTGCATCTGGTCACACATTTGAATATCTTGGATATGGTCCTGGTAACTATTCAACTGGTCTACCACAGGTTCAGGTTAAAACTCTAAGTGAAAGAGAGGACTTCCTGGTACAGGCACAAGAAAGATCTTGTGGTAATGTTGCCTACACTGGAATGAATGGTAATGGTGACTTCTTCGTAGGAAATACTAAGTATGCATCTTCATCTGGAACTCAGAAGACGTTTGATATTCCAATTCCAACAACTGCAGGACAAGATTCTTCTAGATTGAGTGTTGTATTCGATGAAATTGTTGCCAAAGAAAGAATTATCGTTGAAGGTGGTTCTTCAGGCACAGTTCTATCACAATTTGATGGTCCAGTTAGCTTCAATAAAGAACTGAAGTTTAATAGCAACACAACTACCAATGGTGTTCATAAAGTAACAGGATTATCTCTGTATACAAATGCAACTGAAGCAACAGGTGTATTAGCAACTGATACTGCATCAGTCATCTTTAGTGGTGGTGTTGCAATTAAGAAAAAACTATTTGTTGCAACTGCCGTTTCTGTTGGTGGTACGTTTAATGTAACTAGCACTTCGACTTTTGATGCACAATTAAATGCTAAATCAAGTGTTCGTGTAGAAGGTTCACTTGGAATTAGTGAGACTGGAGGGAATGCAAACAGACTGAATATTTCTTCGTCTTCTGGTGGTGCAATTATCAGTCAGATAGACAACTCTGCAATTATCTTCCAGACTGATAGTGGAAATGAAAGATTGAGATGCAGAAATACTGCTGCTGGTGCAGGTGTACTTGTAACTGGACCACTAGATGTAACAGGCGACATCACTGCATTCTATGCTTCAGATAAGAGATTAAAAGATAACATTACTCCAATTCCTAATTCTCTTGAAAAAGTTAATGCACTAAGTGGTAATACTTATACCTGGAATGAAAAATCTGAAAAAGAAGGACTTGACATTGGTGTTATCGCACAAGAAGTTCAAGAAGTTCTCCCAGAAGCAGTTAGAGAAAGAGATAACGGATATCTCGCCGTTGATTATCATAAGATAACTCCACTTCTAATTGAATCAATTAAGGAACTGACACATAAAGTTGAAACACTGGAAAATATTGCCAGAGAAAGGGGTTTGTTATCAGATTGATAAATAACTAAAAACATTTTAAGATGGCGAATATCAGGAAGACTTTTAATTTTCGTGATGGTGTTCAGGTCGATGATAAAGATCTCGTAGTACGTGGTACTTTGGTTGGAATTGGCACCACAGTTCCAACCGAACGTCTAGACGTAAGAGGTAATGCCAGAGTAGTTGGATTAATGACTGCCACTGATGCTTTTGTAAGTGGCATCGCAACAATTAATAATACTCTTAGAGTTGGATCAACAGTTAGAGTTGTTGGAAGTAGCGGATCAATTACTGCTACTTCTTTTTATGGAAACGGCGCTACATTGTCCAACTTACCAACTTCTCAGTGGGTTGACGTTGATGTTGGTTTAGGATTCACCAGCATTTATGCTGCTGGATTTGTTGGTATTGCAACACTTGATCCGAGAAACACATTCCAAATCGGTGGAAATCCATTTGTTGGACAACTTGGTGTCGGATTTAATACCGTAGGTGATATGAGAGCATCTGGCATTGTCAGTGCTGCATCTTTTGTTGGTAGTGGTGCTGGAATTACCGCACTTACAGGACAAAATATTACAAATGGTGTTATTAGCACATCAGTTTTACCTGTTCTTCCTAACGATAAATTACCTTCACCTATTAGTATTGCTGGAAGCATTACAGCAACTAATTTCTATGGAAGTTTCTTTGGTAATATCAATGGTAATTCTATTACCGCAGATTCTGCGCTTGCATTGACTGGACAACCAAGTATTAATGTTGGAATTGTAACTGCCACTGCTTTAAATAGTCCATTTGCAACCGTTGGAGTTGCTACTATTCTAACTATTTTCAGAGTTGGTGTTGGTGGAACTGCCGTTGCTGCTGTAGAGTCTGGAAGAATTGGTGTAGGAACTGCACTCCCAACTGTAGAACTTCAAATCTTTAAAAACGGACTTTCTGCTAATCCAACGATTGAAGTTGTTAATCCAAGTGGAGAATCAAGAATTTCATTAGGAAATTCAGTGGGTCTTGGAAATAGCACTGGATATTTAAGATATGGTGCGACAAGAGGAACTCTTGAGATCATTAACAGAGGAACAGGTTCTCTCATTTCAGTTTTACATGCTGGTCAACCAGGAATTGGAACTGGATCATTCCAATGGCTTTATGGACAAGATAATTCTGCTGCAGCAGTCTTAACAGCAGGACCAGCATTATCTGATAGAAGACTTGGAATCGGACTTACAAATCCAAGCTTTAACTTGCATGTTGTTGGTACAGGAACTATTACTTCCGATCTAACAGTTGCTGGTAATTTCATTGCCGCTGGAACATTAACCTTTGGATCTGGATCCTCAAGATTTACTCTCGGTGGTGGTGGAAATCCTCCTGCAATACCAACAAATATTAACGTTACTACTGGAATCAGCACTCTTAATAGGTTATATCTAACCAATGATGCAATATTGGGAATAGGAACAACTCTTCCAGCAGCTGGTCTTGGATTAGATGGTAAGACTATTAGTGCTCATTTTGCTAATGTTGGAATCGGAACAACGACATCAGCAGCTGCTGCTTTTGTAAGTGGAGGCACAGCATTATTCAGAGATAGAGTTTCAATAGGTGCTACAATCAGTCTGGATACCATTCCAGGACCAGATAATAGTTTTGTGGATGCAACTGGATTATCAGTTTTTGGTAGGGATATTGTTGCAGTAAATGCGGACGTTATTCTTGTTGGAAATAGTGCCAATCCAAAAGTAAATGGATTCATTGGAGTTGGTACCAATGTTCCTTTTGGTGCTGTTGACTTAAGATGTGCTAATTATAGTGCAACGAGAAGGGCAGTTTTCTATGCTCCACAATTAACAAGAGCTGAAAGAGAAGCTCTTGTTTATGATGTTGATCTGGGAAGTGGGGGATTTATTCAAGAAAGAAGTTCTCGTAGACCAGAATATTTCCACCAAAATAGTTTATGGCAACCCGCAGGATATATTGTTTGGCCAAACGTTGTTCTTGGTGTTGAATATGATTCAAATAGCACTCATGACAGAACTGCTGGATCTCCTCAGCAAGGATACATCACTGGGAACTATGTAAGTTTAGGTGCAACAAGTAACGTCTTTATCGGAACTAGAGTTGGTTCTGGTTTGAGTGCAAGTGCAAGATACAATACTTTCCTTGGAGATCGTTCTGGATTTGATATTGCTGGTGACAATAATCTTTGTCTTGGATATAAAGCAGGAAGAGCTTCTGCTCAAGGACACCTAAACGTTTCTCACAACGTTGTTATTGGTGTAGGAACAAACACTGCTGGTAGTAATGGTGATGTATTTGCTGGTCGCCCAGGAACAACTGCAGCTGGACTTAGCACAAGTGTTGCTAACGGATTTTTTGCTCCACCATTCCCTGGCAATAAAGTACTAGCAATTGGTGTTAATGCCTCTAATACTTGTGAATATTGGTTAGTTGGTAATAGTCAGTTTAATCTTGGAGTTGGAACAACAACATTAACAAATGCAAAACTCACAGTTAGTGGAGCAATTTATCAGTCAACTGGAGTTTCTACATTTGCCTCTGGATCACATCATCAAAATATTCGAGTCGGTACAACGGCAGTTAATGAAATTGATACTGCTTCTGGAAATCTTATTCTTGATTCTGCAGGAGGCACCTTAGACGTTCAGGATAATATCACATCAACGGGTACAATTAGTGATTCGATTGGAAATGTAAGGAGTTATCCTCAAAATGCTCAATCTTCTTTAACTGGTTATGTTCTTGCTTCTAGTGATGCTGGTAAGCATATTTCGTTCTCAACTTCTGCAGGAATTGCTACAGTTCCATCGGGTGTCTTTTCCAGGAAATAGAACTCTAGCTCAAAGAACAGTTGCTAGACTTTTATGTGTAGGAACAAATACATTTGTCGTACAGGGGTCAGGAGTCACTTAAGGACACTTACATAACTGGCACAGGGGGTTCCTTCGGGGACCCCTTTCTGCTATAATAGTTTCATACGCGATGAGACCTGTGTTCGAACTTCGTCCTCACCAGCAACGTGGTCTTGATGCTATGGAACAGCATCAACTGGGTCAACTGGTGATGCCAACGGGTGCTGGTAAGACTCCTACGATGATCTTCGATGCCATCCGTCAGTTTCTGAAAGATACTCCTCAGACCATTGTAGTGTGCTGCCCGCGCATCTTGCTGGCAGAGCAGTTATCTAGTGAGTTTCTTGAGTTTATCACCAACGCACAAGTTCTTCACGTTCACAGCGGTGAGACGCACCACTTCAGCAGCACTCGTCCTAATGTAATCCGCACTTGGGTAGAAGCAACTCAAGGTCATAAACTTATCTTCACCACGTACAACTCCCTGCAACGTCTGCAGCAGGCAGATATTCATGTCGATACCATTTATTTTGATGAGGCACACAACTCGGTCCAACGTAACTTTTTCCCTGCTACGGAGCACTTCTCTTCTGTTGCTGACCGCTGTTATTTCTTCACTG